GGCAGTCCCAGGGTCCGCAAAGAGACTCCATCCATAAGGTCGACTCCGTAGGGTGCATAGCAAGACACCATCAGGTCTGCGTCATCCCTCACCTCCGCCGCACAAGCCCAAACGTCTCCCAGACTCTACTCCGCCCAAGACAGGTTCTTTTCCAGGTTGATAACCCCTGAGAGAAACAACATCCTCTCCTGCCACTTACAGTCCAAAACATGGACAGAAGTATCAGCAGCCGGGGAAAAGACTAAACCTTTCGAAGATCTTGGGATATCCACGTAGTACCCCCGCGACACCTTGAGATCCGGCTGTTCTCCGAGACGACTTCTCCAGAGACACTCGCTATCCTCTCTCAAGGCCATCGGAAAATGCTTCCTCACCCACTCCAAGCATTCCGGAATCCACATACGTCGCCAAAGGGGCCGAGTCCTCATCAATCTCAACCTCCTCCCCCGAGTATCACGCGGGACATCGAACCGGACGTCAGAGATAGCCTTCTTCATCGGCTTGGCGGATTTCCCACGCCATCCAAAGACTAAGCCAAGCTTGACTCTCCGACCGACCGCTAAGATGCCCCTCTCCAGATTCTTGCGCGCCCCATCATCCCCAAATTGGCGTAAGGGGGGCCCCTCAACTAAGGGGATAACTCTCTCCACGCCGGTTTTCTTAACTATCGGGGGGTCAGAGAGAATGACCCTCCTAAACCACCAGCGCTTCATCAAGAATCTCCACCAAAATCTCGGGATAACCCCCACGGGAATTTCGCGGCTCTGCACAATGCTCTTAACCAAGGGAACCGATATAAGCCAAGCTGCATCCTTGAATCTCATCCGACCCAGGGTCTCGAAGATCGAAGACGCGTACTCATCAGGTTGAAGACCAGCACCAATCCAACCAAGGTTGAGCTTCCGGACAAACCGTCCCGTTTTCACAGAAAAAATCTGCGAATTCAGTTCGATCTTCCTTCTGCTCCTCCCGGTCTTCTCAGCATTGACAACAAACCCAACTTTCCCCGTCTCTTCAATCCAAGTCTGGTACTTCCGAGAATCTCCGCAAAAGACAATATCGTCCCCATTGATCCGAACCTCTCGATGCGTATCATCGCCAGAAAGTTCACAGGTTCTCTCAAAGCAAACCCTATTCAGGATACAAAGTACCACAAACGAACAGAGATTGCCCATCATCGATCCCCTGGTGACCTCCCAACTAACGCCTGAGGGCTCGTAAACATGTACCCCCTTGAAACTCCGGATGAGGTGATTTCCCAGATCCTCCGGTAGCGCTTCGGCCAAAACCTCTACAACCGCCAAGACTGCATCGGGATTAAGAGAATCAGTAGCGGCAGCATAATCGCCACTAACATATTTCTCACCATCCCGCAGGTCATTGACG